AAAATAATGTTTTTAAAAACTTCATATTATATAATATATAACTAATAATTTAATTCTCCAAAGAAGAAAACAAAAGCTCCTACATAATTGTGGAGCTCTTGTAACTAATCAAAATATTTTATTCTAGTAATTCAAGATACAATAGTCTGGTTGTACTTCTACTGAAATATTTACTGCAGCTCCATCATCATCCCAACTGTAATCTCCAAAATTAACACTAGTAATCATAGCTCCTTTTATGATCCATTCAGAAACTACATCACCAACAGGACCTAAAGCATTAAATGTTAAATCTTTCTTATAGAAATCAGAATAACCATCTCTACCTGTTACTGACTCATGTCCTAAACGTACCCATTCCATTATAGCTTGAGCTCCAGATGGAGTAATTGCTTCATACAATGTAAATGTAATTGGTTGCCATATTGTTTTACCTTTTACATAACGTTGAACATTGATATGGTTAAGGGCAACAGCTGATTGTTGTAATGATACTGCAGATACACCTTTTACTAAATATGATGGGATACCATCCATATAGACGATAAACCTATTAGTCATTCTAGGTTCAAATGCTGTGTAGAAAATCTCGTTTGGGTTTAATATTGCCATTTTCTTTTATTTTATTTTCTTGGTTTTATTATAAATATTTTATTTTTCTATCTTTTAACTAGGGAATTCAGCTCCTGTAGGCATTAATATAAAATCTATAGAAATGAATTCTGCTGTTCTAGTTGGTTGAATGTAAATTTGACCAACTAATTGGTTTCTATCTATTACATCAGGTCCATTATTAGAATCATCCATTAATACTTTAAAAGCATATAAACCTTGTTTTTGCTGAACTCTTTCTAAATATGGTGTTACTTTTGCAACAAATGATTGTCTAGTAGCAATTGTATTTTGTTCAAATACTATTTGATCTGATAATGTTTTTTGTCCAAATACAACAACACCTTCTCTTGATAATGTAGCTAATGGATTAACATTTGCTTCATATAAATCATCTTTATTTTTCTGAGTTAGTTTATATTTTGCTTGTAATACTGTATTTAATCCACCACGATTAATACCTGCTGGTGCGAACCATGGGGCAGCTACTTTATCATTGAATGCATAAACACCTGGGATTACTGTTGAAGCTGGTACCCATACTTGTTTTCCTGTTCCTGGGTCTTGTATTTTAACCCATGGAAAATATGAAGCAGCGAATGATGTATCTCTTGTATTTGCTTGATTAATAGCTTCTGAAATACTTGAACTATATGTTACTAAATCAGGTACATATAAATAATCTCCTCTAGCAATTGTATTTGTTATAATTTTAGTAATAGTTCCTGTGTGGGTATCATCTAACAAACCAGGAGTAAATAATACATTATATTGATAAGCATCTTTATTTTTAAGAATTGTTATTGCATTATCATAATCACTTACTCCTACTCCTTGGGTTTGAGCAGCTATATTTTCATACATGTTAGCTCCTGGAATTACATCACCTGATGCACCTCCAAATACACCTGAACCAGTTAATGGGATAGAGCTAGTAAATTCATTTTTAGGTTGACCTGTTGCATCTAGATAATTAGGAGTTTTAAAATTAACTGATTTTACTCTAACATATCTTGAGTTGTTTGGATAATCTCCTTCAGTAACAACTTGTTCATTAGTTGAATCATAAGTTGTTGTTTGATCTCCAATCACTTTAGCAATATATCTTGTTGATTCAGGATCTAAATTTACTTTATTCCATGATTCAAGAATTATTTTTTTATCTTGAGTATCATTTCCTTGTCTAATTACTAAACTGAAATCACCTGAAGAGGTACTACTTGCTATTATTTCAAATCTAAGATTATCTTTTGATCCTGAAGTTAAAACACCATTAGAATAATACGAACTTCCTGTGGTGTCATTATCCATAATAATACCTTCAGCAATAGTTTCTAGAACAAATGGACTTGTTCCAGCATAATCTGGATTGTAAAAACTACCACTAACATCACCTGATCCTGTTGGTATTGCTGATGATGAAGCTGGAGCATATGTTCCACTTACTACTCTAGTTACTAATAATGATTCTCCTCCATAATTAAAATAACTATAAGCTGATATAGAAGTTAAGAAAGAAAAAGTATTACTAGCACTTTGAAAAGTATCTCCAAAGATACTTACATAATCACTATAAGAAGTTACTAGTGTTGGTCTTTCAACAGGTCCTTTTACTGTAGGTCCTATAATAGCAGCGCCAGCTTGTACTGGTTGTGCTGTTAAAAATGTATTGTCTATTTCATTTAATGTTACTCCGGGAGAGATAGAGAAATTTGCCATTTTATGTTTTTATTATAAATATTATTATCTTTTTATAAAATTAAATATTACGAAGGGAAAGTTGCTCCCGTTGGTAATACATTAAAGTCTAGAATTATAAATTCTGCAGTTCTTGTTGGTTGTAAATAAATAGCTCCTATTAATTCATTATTATCTATTGTAGTAGGAGTATTATTACTTTCATCCATAACAACTCTAAATTGGGTTAAACCTTGTCTTTGTTGTACTGATGATAAATATGGGTTAACTTGTGCTAAAAAGTTATTTCTTGTAATTTCATTATTAGGTTCAAATACTAAAGTATCTGCTACTTGAGAAATAAATGATTTTAACTCAATCAATAAACGTCTTACATTTATACGATCTAAAGCACTTCTTTTCTTTTGTAATGTTTTTTGTCCAAATACTGTAACTCCTGAACCTTGGAATGTTGCTATTGGATTAACATTACCTTTATATAAATCATCTCTTGTATTCTTATTTAATTGTCTTTCAGCTCTTACAGCAGTTCCTATAACTCCTCTATTTACACCTGCTGGTGCTATCCAAGGATCAGATACAGAATCACTAAATGCATATACCCCCGGTATTAAAGTTGAAGGTGGAACCCAAACTTGATTACCATTATTAGGATTAAGAGTCATAATCCAAGGATAATAAGAGGCAGCATATGATGTATCTCTTGTAGCTGCTGCTACTAATGAAGTATTGACTGATGCTCCATACCCAACATTATCTAAAACAACCATTGTATCTCCTCTATCTTGAGCATTAGAAATAAGATTACTTAATTCTGAAACATGTGTAGGGAAACTAGAATTGTCTATTAATCCAGGAACAGTAATAAAATTATATTGGAATGCATCTTTATTTTTCAACAAATTTATTGAAATTGTGTAATCACTAGCTTGAAGACCTTGAGTATTTGTGTTAGAAATATTTTCATAATAGTTATCTCCAGATCCTGAAATATTTCCTGTAGCTCCATCAAATATACCATTAGATGCTGTTGGTAATGAGGCGGTAAATTCTGGTTTTGGTTGGCTATTATTATCTAGATATTCAGGGGTTTTTGCATTAACACTTTTTACTCTAACGTATCTTGAATTATTTACAAAACTACCTACAGCTTGAACATAGTAGTCACCTCCATCTTGCTGTACTGTTGGTTTTGAATTCCCAATTCTTTTTTCTATATAATTTGGTTGTGTTGGATCTAAAGATAAATTATCAAATCTTTCTACAATAGAAGGAGAAGCTGTTAAGTCATTTCCTTGTCTTATTAATAATGAAAATGTTCCTGTATTTACATCTGTACCTATTATTTGCCATCTTAAATTATCTGCTGTACCTGAGGATAATTTTCCATCAGAACCTACAGATCCTGAACTATTCATTATTATTCCTTCTGAAAGTGTTTCTAATGAAAATGCTTCTGTGTTAGTACCACCACCTAAATAATATGTACTTCCTGAAACATATGGAATTGAATTACCTAGTAATCCATTAGATCCAGTATAAGTAAAAGTTAAATTTGTTGAAGCAGCACTTGAACTAATTAAATTTAAAGAAGAACTATAAGGGGCAATTGAACTACTAGTATTAATAGCTACAGAAGCTGATATAGCTGTATTCGCCACAGATGAACCTGAGGTAACATATATTATAGTTGATGTATTTGTTCCTACTGGGGAAGCAGGGCTTCCTGAAATTTGTATTGTTATTCCATTTATACTAAAAGATCCAGATGGGTGGAATGGATTCATGTCTATAGTAGCAGAAGCATTAGTGACACCTATATGGGTAGGGATAGTAGAAGAAGTAGCAGGGGTAAAAGAACCACTTACTACTCTAGTTACTAACATAGAAGTTCCTCCTTGTTGAAAATAGTTATATACTGAAATTGATGTTAAATATGATATTATTTCACCACCACTTATAAAAGTAGATCCAAATTTGTTTTGATAATCACTATATGTAGTGCATATTGTAGGAATTCCTACTGGTCCTTTAACAGTTGGTCCTATTATAGCAGCACCTGCTTGTATAGGTTGTTCTGTAATGAAGGATTGGTCATTCTCTATAGCTAATACACCAGGTGATACAAGAGTTTCATTCATCTGTTAAAAAATTTAATTTTATTATAAATATGGCGCATTTTTAATTAGATTAATCTAATTTAGTAAAATCTCCACTTTTTGGATTAAGATTTATTTTTCCATATTTTTTAAATATAGATTCAGTAAATTCTTTTTCCTTTTTCTCAACATCACTTAAAAAATCTTTAGCTTGTTTATAGCGTTTTTCTAATTGAATTTTTATCATTTCAATTTCACCTAATTCTAAGACTAATGATTGTGTTTGAGATTGAATTTCTTTCAAAATCTTTTTTTCTTCTTCATTAATAGATTTTGGATTTTCCATAACTCTTTCTGTTGTTGTAACTGTTTCCATATTTTATTTGTTATAAATATATTATAATAATAATTTCTTAAAATCCCAAATATTTAATTAATT